TAAAAAGTACAGCATCGCGCTCAGCGTGCTGACGTTGCAAATGAAAAGCTTGCGTAATATGGCAGTACGCGGGCCGGAGGAACAAGTGCAAATCTGCCGCGCTATGCGCGATATTGCAAGAGCAATGGTGGAAATCAGCAAACCGCTTGCATTTATCAAAGCCGATGAAGAAATTGGCAAAGATGAGCGCGACGAATACGAAGACAGCCTTGAAAAACTTGAAAGAGAGATTGAAGAGCAGGAGCGCCGGGAACGCCGCTAAGTGGGAGTGATAACAGTGATTAGACCGCCGGAAACATATCAGTTAGAGAACGGATATATCGGGATTGTAGAAAATCCCGGTGCCGTTGCTGAAAATGATGCTGCGCTGGCAATGCTGGCGAAATGGTGGTTACAAATCGCCATTGATAAAGGGGACATCCCCGAGCTTAAAGGAGTTGTTTTAAAGTGAAAAGACTGTTTTTCGTAGCTGTGCTGTTGGTTACGGCGGCGGTATTCGTTAGTGGTTATGGTGCGACGAGAGTTGTTACTTACAAAACCTATTACGTAAGTGAAGGCGAAACCGTATGGGATATTGCAGCAGCACATATGGCTGAACAAGACAAGACACGTGATGTGCGTGAGCTTATCTTTGACATCAGAAAGCACAACGGCTTGCACGGCAAAACATTGCAGGCAGGCCAAACGATCATCATTCCTCTTGAAAAAGAGGTAAAAAAATAAGCTCCGCGGCACAACGAACCGCAGAGCGTGTAGGGGAAAATGCTAGCCACAAAAACCCTACACACATTATAACACACTTCGTAAGAAAGGATAATGAAAAATGTGTGAAGGAAGAATTTCTCTTGAAGAAGCAAAAATGCTGATGGCTGATTTGACGGCCAGAAAGAACGCCAAACAGCCGAAACTGACAACCAAACAATGGCTGAATCAGTATATGGATTGCAGCCATTGCAAATTCCAGGCAACTTGCCACCATAACCCGGGTCAACCGGGCCAATACAACGCCTGCTGCAACTGGGACGGCGAAACGACGATGAGCCTTATGAAATCGCTTGAAAAAGCGAAAGAGAGAGGGGAAGTTGTGGCATGAATGCTGTAACAGATGCGAGATACGGCGTATGCTTTGACGTTGAAACAACTAACTTTACCGATTTTGCCAACCCCGGCAAAAACGATGAGGAATTCCACAGCAAATAAGGAGTAGTGAATTATGGGACTGTTTAAAAAGGCTGAACGCAAAAAAGCGTTTTTGAAAATTGCTATTACCGGTGTTAGCGGCAGCGGTAAAACTTACAGTGCATTGCAGTTGGCGCAAGGATTAGGCGATAAGATTGCAATGATCGATACGGAAAACGGCAGCGGTGAGCTGTACAGTAATCTGTGCGAGTACGATGTAGCTCCGATGACCGCACCGTTTACTCCGGAAAAGTACATTGATTATATCCATGAAGCCGAGCAAGCAGGATATAACGTGTTGATTATTGACAGTTTGTCTCATGCGTGGGCAGGTGAAGGCGGCGTCCTGGATTTTGTCGACAAGAAAGCAGCGACAACAAGAAGCGGTAATAGCTTTACTGCATGGAAGGACGCTACCCCGAAGCAAAATAAGCTTGTTGACGCAATTCTCCAAGCAAAAATGGACGTAATTGTTTGCATGAGAAGCAAGCAGGCATATGAGATTGTAGAGAATGAAAAAGGCAAAAAAATGCCGATAAAAATGGGATTAGCTCCTATTCAGCGAGACGGCTTAGAATATGAATTTACAGTAATGTTTGACATTAGTGTTGAGCGTCATATGGCCGCTGCTACAAAAGACAGAACCGGATTATTTGTTGATTGGTGTGAAGTAATTACTCCGCAGACCGGCAAAAAGATTCGCCAATGGTGCGATAACGGCGTAGAGATTACGGAAAACAAATTTGTCAAGCTTGAACACGGGAAAGCTTACGTGCGCACCCGTAATGGTATGACAGATATTGTAGAGTTAACATACGATCAGTTAGAGCAGTTGTTGCAAGCTCCAAATTATAGTTTAGCTCATAATGCTATTCGTGAACGCTTAGAGTTAATAGAAGCAGCACAGGCAGAAATTCCCGAGATGAAAGAACAGCAAGAAGATTTTAGCGCAGCAGAAATTAAGGAAGCTGCCAATGCTAAGCCTCTTAATGTTGTTGCTAATAATGCGGTGTTTAAGACACCAGAAAGTGGGAAAAAATGAGTAAAAGCATTCTTCAGTCAGAAAAAGAGTGCTTCATGTGTGGTACGGTGCTCAATCTTGAGCGCCATCACGTTATCTTCGGCACTGCTGGCAGAAAGATTTCGGACAAACTAGGCTTAACAGTTTGGCTGTGCCATGAGCACCATCAAGGACGGTTCGGGCCGCACCAAGACAGAGAAACCGACCTGCGGTTAAGAAGGTTCGCTCAATCCTGCTATGAAGATAAACGCAGCCGGGAAGAGTGGATGGAGAAAATCGGGAGGAATTATCTGTGAAGTTTGAAACGAAGAGTATCAATTACTTCAATGGCTGCTTGCAATTTCCTATTCCGGTATCTGCTATAGCTGAAGCAGGCAAATTGCAACAGGCCTGCAATGGCGGCAAGACCTTAACTGTTGAAGTCAAGGTAAAGCGAAACACACGCAGTAACAACGCTAATAGTTATTGCTGGGCGCTGTGTACCGAGATAGCTAAGGTGATACGTTCGTCGAAGCATGAAGTGTATCAGCAGGCCATACGGAGCATCGGAGCGTTTACGACAAATCTCATAAGAGAAGATGCTGTAGAGCGGTACACTGAACACTGGCAGGCGCATGGTGTTGGTTGGTTAGTTGAGAACATGGGGAGAAGCAGTTTCCCTGGTTATGTTGTTCTCGCCTGCTATCACGGCAGCAGTGCGTATGACACAAAGGAGATGAGCCAGCTTATAGACTGGCTCATTGATGAAGCGAAAGGCATCGGCATAGATGTTATCAGCGACGCTGACAGGGCGTTGCTGTTGGAGGACTGGCATGAAGTTAAGAAAAAAACAGTATAAGAAGTATGTTAAGTGGTTATCTAAGAGGTGGTGGAGAAAAAATGGCTGTTATGCGAATTATTAAGAACAACAACTTCAGCATCGTGTCTAACTCTATCATCCGGGACACAAGATTGTCGCTGAAAGCACGCGGATTACTGATCCTCATGCTTTCACTGCCGGACTGTTGGCAATTCAGTATTAAAGGACTGGCAACGTTGAGCGGTGAAGGCAATGACAGCATCCGTGGCGGCATCAAAGAGCTTGAAGAAGTCGGCTATCTGAGCCGCAAGCGTAAGCATCTGCCGAACGGCAGACTGGGCGAAATGGAATACACTCTCTATGAGCAGGCACAGCCTAAAGAGGAAAAGCCAACGTCGGATTTACCTACGTTGGAAAAACCTACGCAGGAAAAGCCTATACAGGGAAAACCTACGCAGGCAAACCCGACACTATTAAGTACTAATATAATAAATACTGATTATATTAAGTACAGAGAGAGAGAGAATAAAGAACCGAAGGAAGAACAGAAATTACTCTCTCGCCTTAATAACCAACCTTTACCGCTTGAAATGGCTCAGTTACAGAACGAGTATTTCAAACGCTTCTGGCTGATGTATCCGAGAAAAGCGAAACAATTCCAGGCACAGCTTGCATGGAACGCGCTTCCGGTAGACGTTGAACTGTATGAGCGCATCTTGCAGGCTGTAGAGAAGTACAGCAAGACGAAGCAATGGGCGGATAAAACCTACGTGCCTTATCCGGAGAACTTTCTTGACGGCAAGCGGTGGGAAGATGATATACCTACCGACGTGCCGAAGAAAAAGAATGATGTTTCAGCGGCGGCTGAAGCGGTTGTCGCAGGCTTAGAGGGAATGGAGTGGTAGACATGGACAGAAAGCAGAACTGTATCGAGATAGCGAAGCATATGGCTGTGCTGTTTGGTGCTTTTGGACAAAGCAGCGACATAGATCGTCAGAAAATCTACGTCGCTGACCTTGCGGACTTTCCGGCGGAGCTTATCGGTGTAGCGTGCAAAAAACTGCGCTATGAATCTCACTTCCTGCCGACGATCAGTGAAATTATCGAAGCGGCAAGAAGTCTTACCGCAACGAATACAGGCAAGCGCTTGCCGTCATGGGCGGAAGCTCAGCATGAGATTGAACGTCAGCTGAATATCGCTGGCAATTACAAGAAACCCGAATTTAGCTGCAAGGAGATTGAGCAGGCTGTAATGACGTATGGATGGCTTAATCTTTGTATGGCAAGTCAAAGTAGTATCAGCAACGCTTGGTATCAGCTCAGCAAACTGTACGAACAGGCTTGTAAATATCAGCGTGAAGAAGCGACAAACCGCTATATCCTTAAAGACAAACCGGAAGGTTTTTTAGGATATACCGAAGCAAAGAATGACGGCTTGTGCTTGCTGGGACTGGTATTGGGGAAGCGTGAATGAACAACTGGGACGAATGGATTGGTGTGAAGTACGGCACGCTGACTGTTAAAGACTTGCTCAGCAAGCGGTGTGAGAATACGCCGCAGAAGTGCGGAGCGAGGGAGAGAAGGAAGAATTAAAGGAGGTTGAAGAACATGATGAATAAAGAAGAAGTTCGCCAATATTGGCGGCGCAAAGATAGGGAAACATTCTTAAAAGTCTTCTGCTTATCGCTTATAGGCACAGCGATATTGATTGTAGGTTGTGGGGAAACGACGGAAGAAATTGACGCGAACAACGCCAAAAGCAGAGCTGCCGTTGAAGCTGCCAGCGCGAATAATAATATCAAAAGCACCGGTAGTGTTATTGCTAAAAAAGTAGGTGGCAGCGCAACTATCATCTTGCCAGACAATCAGAAGTTACAACTTGTTACATGGAAAAATGACAATATGTGGGTGCTTTATCGTCCTATGAGAGCTGATGAACAGGCGGAAACTTACACTTATCAAGAAGATAGCAAGTTTGGACTTATAGAAGCAAAGATTACCATCCGTGAAGTAAAAAGATAAATAAGGAGGTTGGGAAAATGGATACCAAACAAATCGGCGAGGTTATCAAGGAAGCCAGAAAAAGAAAGGGAATGACGAAAAAAGAGTTGATCATTGTACCGGTAACTGTTACCCGTTATGAAAATGGCGTGGTTAAAAAAGTCGTTCACGTTGCAGAGCATGAAAGATTAGCATTAGTAAGCGCAATGAACCTTTCAGTAGTAAGCGAATTGCTTTATGAAAACGAGGAAATAGTATTCGCCAGTGAGGTTGTTGAAGTGAAAGAGTCAGAAAAGCTCATCAAGGCTGTAAATGCAGAACTGGAAGCATGGCTGCTTAGCGGCGATATTGATTATCTGCATAAGGCTATGGCCGTTATTCGTGCAGAAATTGAAAAGGAGGAGGAAGAGTAAATGACTCCAGAACGTAAACAATGGTGGGATAACCTGCCGCAACGCGAAAAGATACTGCGTAAAGAACTTTCGTACTTGAAGTACCAAAGGAGCAAAGAAAAAGAACGCATGAGCTTCACAGGGAGCGTTATTGTTAAAAAAACTATTCTTGAACGTATCAACTATTACACAATATTTATCCGCGCCGTTAGGCGTAAGCTTGACCGTACAACGGTAGCGACGTATACAGGACGCTATGAAGGGGTGTTCCCGATGTATTATCGTTGCAAAAAGTGCGGCGGCACGTTTGAAAATTTTGGGCAGACGCACTGCTGCTGGTGCGGTAGAAAGATTGAGGGGTATAAGTAATGAATGAGCCGATAAAGAACTGCGCTAGGTGGGTTAAGAAACGTCGAGAGGCAGGAGTAGCCCGCCGCTGCTACATATTGGGACGAAAACAAGGTAGAATGATGTGCTTTACCGCACGGAGAATTTATAGGTTCGAGATGGTGAGGTGGCGTATTACCTTTTGCCTACGAATCCATTTGTATGGAAGAAAAATATGCGTGAAACGCCACACATATTTTTATGGCGGAGGAAAAAATAATGAACGCAAAACAGCGAAATAGGCATGAGTGGAAGATGTACAATAAGGCTTTGCGGTACGGCGCTAGATATGAGGTTATAACCACACCTGCCATCCGAGAGCTGATTGTCAACAAGAAAAAAATACGCAGACAGCAGATTTGGCGCTTGTGCGGCAGAAAGATTGTGGAGGTGAATAATAAATGAACGAACCGATTGTTTCGCCGTGGCTGATTTACTGGGCAGGAAGAATAGACTTTATACAAGGGATTTGCTGCATAGTAGGTTTTTTTTGTAACTATATATGCCATGTTTGTTGCATTAGCAGCCATGACAGCCTTTAATAGTAATGATAAAGACGTTAAGGCAGCTAAAATAATTGTTTGTACGGCTTTGATTTTAGATATGTTGGGGGCATTTCTCCCGACAGAAAAAGAAATATACGCTATGTATGCTGCGGAACATATAACACCTGCCAACATCAAAGCTACAGGTGAGTTTGCAGACAAAGCTGTAGATAAGCTGATTGAGAAAATTTCAAAGGCTAGTAAGGCCATAAAGGAGTGATAACATGGCTAAACATTTATGCTGTTCAGCGTTTGGAAAAATCTACTATGCCAATGTCAATGACAAAGGCATTATTACAGGACAAAAAATTGACTTAACAGAGGACGCTGTTGTAGCTGTCATGGATAAATTGAGTTGGCTTGCTGTCACTAAAAAGCCGTTTGACGGCAAGGCAGAAATTGAAATCAATGGCTTTAAGTTGATTTTTGACGGTAAAGGCAATCTGATGTTTATGGAAAAGCACGGAGGTGAAGAAAAATGACGATTAAAGAGCTTTACGAATGGGCAGTAAAACATGACGCAGAAAATGAGCATTTAACATTAGATGTTTTGTCGCATTATACTGGTTATGCCACTGGACTTGATGAAAAAATGATTGTTATAGATAGCGGCAAAAATAAAAAACCTAATGGTGTGCGTATTATAGTGTAGGTCATCTTAGAAGTAAAGAAGGTATAAAGATGAGTAAAAATTTAATCCCCGAAATCGCTAAGATGCTCGGCGTAGAGTTGGGGGAAGAATTTAAGATTGAAACATTTGATTATGTAACTTACAGATTTGATAATGACGGATTAAAGGTAACGTTTGACAAGAAACCGGAAGCAAAAGAGGAAACTGCCAACGTAGAGTTATGCGGATTGCTGTCTGGTAAATACGTCAAAATGCCGTGGAAGCCTAGAAAGAACGATGATTATTATACGTTTTCTTTCGGAGGTCTTAGCGAAGAGTGGGTTGTTGTGAAACAGCAGTGGGATGCGCACCCCTATGAACGTGCTTTATTAGACAAAGGCTGGGTATACCGTAGCAAGAAAGAAGCCGAAGTTGCATTGCCTGTGGTGGCTACGGAATTGGGTGTGGATTATGAAATCTAAAGCATATTGCTTCTCCAACGCTTCAGACTACGATATTGACGATATATCAGGAAAAATAACATTCGCTGAAACGACAGGTAAAGCGAAACAATATTTCAGCATGTATAGTGGAGTCCATTACAAGGATATTAGAGTGCGACGCTTGCCTTGGGCAGACAAATACGAGGATGTTGACAAAATTCCTGTTGAGGAATTGTTAGACCACGGCTGGTATTTCATTTGCAATATTTGTGGTGCAAGGATAGGAGATATTACAGTTTTTTACACCAACAATAAAGGGTTCTGCTGCAAGAAATGTTTTGACGATTGGGAGAAAGGAAAATGAAGGCATATAGCTACGAAAATGACATAAACTTTTACGACTACATCGTTTTTGCTGACAATCCAGAAGAAGCGAAATCTATGGTAGCCGTTGCTGAAGGCTGGAACGCTGATGAAACCGAGGATATTAAAGTATGGCGCGAGCCAGAGCTTGACGCATACCATGATAAGGATATTTCAGCGGTTGCATTACTTGCTGCCGGGTGGGGACTGGAATGTCCTAATTGCGGAGTAATTAACAGTGATGATAACGATTTGCCGACATATGATGACGATAAAGCCTATTGTGGAAAATGTGGTGCGGAATTGGTTTGCTTGGAAGATAGGGTTTTGCGTAAAACTCCCTTGAAAAAGTTGTAGGTTGGGGCAAAAAGTTGAGGTGAGATTTATGAAAAGAACCATTGGCAATAAACTTAATGACTACAAACATTTGAAACCGCCCGGAAGTGAATTCTTGCCACGCTTAGTAATGATTAGACGTGCCGCAAATGTTGTTTTTAGAAAAAATAGATATGCGTGGTGCAGTTTAAAAAAATTGTTTGTGCAAAGAATGAAAGCAAAGCACCCGGAAACCGTCAAAAAATGGCCGAGGAGGTGAGAAAATGGAAGAAATAAGGGTGTCAGAAATAAGTTGCTCTGTATACGACTATCCGATGATGGAATATGCGTGTGACGAATGCGGCGCTAGATTTATTGACCGCAATGAAAATTATCAATATTGCCCTCACTGTGGCAGAAAGATTGGTTGGATTGTCGAAGATAGTAGGTTGCATTTAGGAGATGGCGAGAATGGATAACAAACCTATATGCGGCGAATGGCATGGCAATGACGTTATGCCGAGCGGAAATAAACTCTGCATTTTTGAAATCAAAGTTGGAGAAGCGTCAAAGGGAGAAATACTAATTGGCTACAGGCAATGTGACGAAATTGTTAGAGAAAATAGTTACTACGAATTCGTATGCTTCTTTGAAGATTCCGTTATTCGCTGGTGTTACATTGATTTGAATTAAGCCCATGGGTGCGGCGGCTGGGTTGCGGACTTGGCAACGGTAGGTCCATTATTGTTATAGACTGATGAAACAGGCCTGCGTAAAATCCGAGAATTCCCACGCCGCTGCTTTTTATAAAAAGGAGGACATAAAGAATGAAACAATATTGCAGATACTGTGTACATCTCATAACTGGCAACGGCACATACTGCGAAGCTCATAAAAAGGAACTGTCCGACAACTATGCTAAACGAGCTAATACCTGCAAAGATTTTAGTATTTGCAGAATTGATGCTTATGGAGAAAAAGTTTACAAAGACGATATGCGATTGAATGCGAAATTAACCTGCGACATATGCAAGCGTGAAAGCACAAGCTGTAATCGCTATCTCACCGAAGACGGCAGAACAATTACAATCTGTCCACCATGCTTAATTAACAGTGATAGTTATCTTGCGAGACTTGCTCGACAGGCTCATGAGCAGGGACGTAAGATTTAATAATAACAAGCAAATAGGAGCAAAAAATGAAAAAAATAAAAGCTATAGATGCTGCCCGGCTCATAAAGGCAATGTGCAGCAAGCGGAAACGTTGCAAAGGTTGCATCTTTCACGATGTTGACTCCACTTCACCTTGCAAAGTGACAAATTGGCCTGATGAGTGGGAGGTTTGAAAGGAGTGATACAAAATGAGCAGGTTAGATAGCAAACAAGTAGACGAACTGCAGTTGAAACGCATCCAAGATTTAAACGTGGCTGCCAGATATCTTGAATACAGAATTAACGAGCTGTGCCCTAAAGGAAGAGAAAGAAAAATCGCTTTACAACGACTTGAAGAAGTGGCTATGTGGGCAAATAAAGCAATCGCGTTTGAGGGTGCAGACCAATGATTGACGAAAAACTAATTGTGATGCTTTATGCGTTTCGGTATGCCGTGCACAGAATCCCTACACAGGCATTGGCAATTATTCAAAGCGAATTGGTGACAAATCTTCACCGCTTCCCGGATTGGATGCTGGCGCAAATGGAACGTGACCTTGAGTGGAATTTCGAGATAATGGAGATGCACAGAGATGATAACGGCAGAGTCGGACTTGATTATGACTGCGAATTTCAGCGTCCAATATTGGAAGCGATTAAACAGGAAAGGGACGCGAGAAAATGAAGTATCTTGTAACCTGGAAGAGCATCGCTTTCCCCGATATGGACTTGCAAACCTGCGTTGAGGCTGATAACGCTGATGCAGCGCAGGTTAAGGCAGAGGCGGAAGCGCCGGAAGATTTTAAGGCGGTCTATTATGTTGACTATGTAAAGGAGGTACTAAAATATGAGTAAAGGTTTAAGCAAATTTATGTATAGCCAGCTTGGCGAATTGGGGGAATTGTTCCAAAAGAAACATGAGCAGTATTCTTCCGGCGCAGATGAGCTTGCCAATTTCCGCCGCGGCGCGCTCCTGAATGGACGCGGCGACGATGCAGAGGGAATGTTTGAGGAGCTGAAAGCGTATATGGCAAAGCATATCGCTTTTGTTTATACCCATGATATTCACGGTGATAAAATCACCGAAAGTCTGAAAGACATTGCCGTATACAGTCTGATTGGCTTGTATATGGTGGAAATTTCAAGAACAAAAGAAGCAATGATGCAAGCACATAGAGATTGCGTTGCCGCTTTGTGCCGTTATCAACGTGATAGTATGGAGGAGCAGCTTGCCGCCTTGCTCAAGGCAGCAACATCTGAACCGAGCGGCATTAATATGGAGGATTAACATGAATAGCATTGTTTTGATGGGAAGAATGACCAAGGACGCAGAAGTGAGATACACTTCGACCGGCAAGGTTGTAGCGAGTTTTTCGCTGGCGGTTGACAGACCTTACGCCGGAGCAGACGGTAAACGTGAGGCAGACTTTATCGACTGCACGATCTGGGGAAAGAGCGCCGAAACATTAGGCAACAGTGTGCATAAGGGACAGCGTGTGTTGGTGGAAGGCCGTTTGCAGATTAGACAATACACTGACAAGAACGGCAATAAACGCACGGCAGCAGAGGTTGTGTGCGGACGTTTTGAGTTTATCGAGCGCAGAGAACAGTCCGGCAGCCAGGGAGAACAGCAGGGCATGGAGAGCTTCGGGCAACAGGTTCCGTTTAATGAGGAGATACCGTTCTAATGGCGTGGGGAAAGTATCATAATCGGAAAGTGGTTATCGACGGCATAACCTTCGACAGCCAGCGGGAAGGCGACTATTATTGCGAGCTGAAGATGTTAAGAATGGCGGGAGAAGTCATAGATTTTGAACGGCAGGTGGCGTTTGAACTCCAGCCTAAATTCAAACACTCCGGCAAGACGGAGAGAGCCATTAAATACATCGCTGACTTTGTTGTCAAGTACAAGGACGGCCGCACCGTTGTTGTTGATGTGAAGGGTGATAAGACCGACGTATATCGTATCAAACGGAAGATGCTTTTATACAAGCATCCGGACATGATTTTTGAAGAGGTATAGCAATGATTAATGTTAAGAGAATGATTGAATTCTGCTGGCAGCATGAAGAAGATATTCGGCGTGCGATAGCCGAGAAGCGGTTAGATGCAGGCGGAGTAGTGACAGGCGGTGGAGGACATTGCAGAATCAGCGATCCTACGGCTCAGAAAGCGATACATAACGTATCTGACGTTCCGTGTGTAGAGGTTGAGTATGGTGCGTATGTCAATGATATGCGTAATGTTATGACCATTAAACGGCCGTTACAATGGCTTAAAGCCGCTCATTGGACTAAAGAGCATTACACAGGGAAGCCGCAGGGCGAACTGATTAAGCTCAAATACAGCGAGAGCCTGCTCAGAAATGACATCGTAGAGATAATGGGCATCAGTCAGGCAACTTACTATGTGATGTTGAGTGATATATTTACATATGCAGAAGGCCTAGCGGCAGGGTTAAAGCTGATACCGCCGAAGCGGTGAAGATAGCGGGGAGAAATCCCCGCTTTTTTGTTGCTTATTGGACACCAATATGGTACAATAAGGGAAAAAAGGGGGAAAGATTATGAGCGAAACAAGAATCCTACGTTGCCTTATAAACAAGGCAGGCGGTAACTCCGGGGCCGGCAGCAAGACGTATAGAACTACGCTGCCGTCAGCATGGATAAAGGAGCTAGGAGTCAGCGAGGAAGATAGAGAGCTGGAACTGACGTTTGACGGCGAGAAAATCATCATTAGAAAGAAGGCGTAGCGAATAAATGCATAACGATATGACCGGCCAGAAATTTAACATGCTGACCATAATAGAGGACAATGGCGGCGGTGTGGTTAAGGTCCGCTGTGATTGCGGCACCATCAAGACCTGCAACCGCTCCAATATCGTCAGCGGCAAGGTAAAATCATGTGGCTGCATCCGCCGCGGCCGCAAGCGCATGGATATTTTAAAAAGCCACGTTGGCGAGCGTTTTGGCAAGCTCGTTGTTATCGAGGAGCTGCATGGAGGACGCGTCAAGGCGCAATGTGATTGTGGCAACATTAAAATCGTCAACAAAGCACATCTGCTGTTGGGCAACATCACCAGCTGCGGGTGCAATGCTACCGCAGAGCACCTCTGCAAAATAACGGAGGCCAACCGGGTCGACGGTACAAACCTGCTGCTGATCAAGGACAGCAAGCCCAGCAAACGCAATACCAGCGGCGTCCGTGGCGTAAGCTACAAATCAAAAAAAGGCAAATGGGAAGCCAGCATATGCTTCCAAGGCAAAACCCATTACCTTGGCATGTATGGTACATTAGAGCAGGCAGCCGCAGCCAGGAAAGCCGCCGAAGAAAAATATTATAAGCCTCTGTTGGATAAATGGAAAGCAAGAGAAACAATTAAAAAATAGTGCTGAAAAAAAGCTTGACTATTGGACACCAATAGTGTATACTAGAGTCAACAAAGCAAAGGAGGGCAACAAAATGAAAATGTTTTTAAATTATAATGGCATTTGGAAATCTGGCACATACGCTACTGTTCCTGCTGAAATCCACGATGAAATGGAAATCGTGCTTCCCAAAGGGTTCAAGGAAGTGACGATGCAGGACGAAAGCAAAGCGATTGAATGGCCAAACGGGAAAATCACATTGGCTAGCGAAATCTTCACCGAGCATAAAGGTGAAACCGCTGTCCCGTACATTGTAGATTGTAGCGGAAATACGCCGCGCAAACTTTATCTTAAAGCCGTAGCCGAAGATTAAGGAGGGGGGGAATATGAAATATTTCTATATTGAGCGCATCGCCCCGGACGGTCGTTTGAACGGCTTTTTCACCCAGAAGGCCGAGAACCTGGGAAAGGTTCTTTACGCCTTTGACGAAACGGAGAGCGACGGCGGATTATACGCGCCGCGTATCGCTGAAATCACTGAAGCGGAATACGAAGATTTTCCGCACTTTTATCCAAAAAATTGGGTGTATGGAGCGGAATTCTAGAATTGACAGCAGTTTCCATACGTAGTATAATAAAAAATGACAAAGTATATAGAAGCGCTAATCGAAAGATTGGCGCTTTTCTTTTGGAGCAGTGCCAGAGCGGCTGAATGGCAGCGTTTGCTAAACGACTGAGAGGCTAAAGAAGTCTCACGTGGGTTCGAATCCTACCTGCTCCGCCATTCATTTAAAACAATATTAGAGCGCATATCTATTACAGGTATGCGCTTTTTTATTTGGTGACCGCATGGACAGCGGGCCAACATCCTGCCAGCGGCAACCCTCCTACGTTGGCAGGACACCAACAGCAAAGGACGTGTCATTATGGGCAGATTTGGGCTTAAGATTAATAAATTGATGCAGGCTTTAGAAAGTCAAGGCGAAATTTATATGTTAGATCGTCGGCAGGTGTGGTCGGACAAATTGCATAAGAAAGTGCAGGCACTGACGTTATCTAAGAGCGTGCCGACCGAAGAATATAACGCGAATAATCCTAAGCCGAAATCTACGCAGCATGAACGAGTTAAAGTGGTTGAGCTGACCACGTTTAGCGAGGTTGAAATTGTGTTAGCATTAGCGGCTAGATGGAAGCAGGTGACCAGGAATGGCAGACGAGTCAAGAGCAACACCTGCTGAGCTGACGCAGAAGCAGAAAAAATTTGCCGACTACCTTATAAAACTAGGGAGAGATAGAGCAACGGAAGCGGCGAAATTAGCAGGATATAGCGAGAAGAGCGCACGGCAAAGTGGATATGCGAATATGCAGAAAGCGTCAGTCAAGGCTTATATAGAGGAGCGGTTAAAGACAGCCGCAGAGCCGAGAGAGAGAGCAGAAGCAGAGCGAAAGCTTGTAGCTGACGGCGACGAGGTTCTTCAATTTCTCACAGCGACGATGCGTGGAGAGGTCAAAGACCAATTTGGCCTTGATGCTCAGTTAAAGGACAGGCTCGCGGCAGCAAAAGAGCTGCAAAGGATAATCGACGTCACCAAAAAGACAGACGACGGCGGTAGCGAGGGCGGAACGACGCTGATTATCGAGCCAATCTATGGAGCGCCGGAGGCTGAGGGCGATGAGTAAAAAGATATATCTCAATCCGATTTTCCGCAAGGTCAACGAGAGCAGGAAGCGCTACGTGCTGCTTAAAGGCTCTGCTGGCAGCGGAAAGAGCGTCGACCTTGCTTACGATTATATCCTAAAACTTTCAAATCCTAAATATAAAGGCGCTAACCTTTTATGCGTCCGCAAAATTGATGAGTCCAATCGTGATAGCACCTTTGCGGAGCTTAAAACGGCGATATTCCGCATCTTTGGAAGTGAATGGGAAAAGCATTGGAGCGTGCGAGAATCTCCGCTGCGGCTTGAATGCAAGGACACAGGCAACACTGTTATCTTCCGTGGCATGAAGGATGATAAACAGCGGGAGAAGGTTAAATCTATCACGTCTGACAAAGGGAAGTTGACATGGATATGGGTAGAAGAAGCAACAGAGCTTACAGAAGAAGATTGGGATATTCTGGACGACCGCCTGCGCGGCAAACTGGATAATCCGAATCTTTACTATCAAATGCGAGGGAGCTTTAACCCGGTGAGCAGCACTCATTGGATTAAAGGTAAATTCTTTGATAACCCCGACCCGAATGTGTTGGCGCACTCTTCCACGTTTCTCGATAATCTTTTTGTTGACGAGCAATACAAAATGCGCATGGAACGCCGCAGAGAAAGAGACCCCGAAGGCTACAGGGTGTACGCTTTGGGCGAATGGGGCCTGCTAGGCGGGCAGTACTTTAATAATTGGAGCGAGAGCCTGCACGTTATCAAGCCGTTTAAAATCCCCGACGGCTGGATGAGGTTTAGGTGTATGGACTGGGGCAGCTATCATCCCTATGCGTGCTATTGGATAGCAGTCGACTATGACGGCGTGATGTACGTTTATAGAGAGCTTTACGGCTACGGCGGTAAGGCTAACGTGGGTACTAAAGAGCCTAGCACTCTTGTTGCGCAACGCATAGCCGATTCTGAGAGCGCCGATAAGCGTTTGATTAGGTATGCCGTGTTAGATAATGCCTGCTGGGGAAAGCAGGACACAGGAGCGCCTAGTATAGCGGAGGAGATAAACAGAGTGCTGATGGATAACGGATGCATGATGTTTAACCCGTCTGTCAAAGGTAGAGAGCAGGTGGGCGAAGAAATCCGCCTGCGTCTGCAAGGCTGGGAAGATAAAGAAGGAAAGCGACATCCCGGCATAAAGATATTCAATACGTGCTTTCATCTCATCCGCACGCTGCCGGAGATAACACACGATAAGAATCAGCCGGAGAAATATGACACGAACGGCGAAGATCATGCTATCGACGCTATAGGCTACGGCTGCATGAGCAGACCGTGGAAGCCGACAGCGCCGAAGAAGCAAGGCAAGCGTGACGGCTGGAAGTTTGATTATAACAACGAAAGCAACAGCAGAAGAAGCTTTATGGGAGTATAGGAATGATTAGATATGAGCTTAACATGACTCCAAATGATATAGAGTTAAAGGTAGCCGGACACGATGAGGAACACAGCAAGGAGTTCCACGCAGTCTGCGGCATGGTGAGCGCCGTATCGCAGTCATGCGTGTATGGCATCGTACATTTCTGCGATGATTACGAACTGGCAGAGTATGCACCGGGCCGAATCAGAGTTAAGGTGAAGAACCTGCCGACGGCGAGAGCGCTTTGCTTATCGTGTTTCGCAGGCCTTAACGCCATTAAGCAGCAGTTCCCACGCGATTTTGAGGGGTGAGAGATATGTTAGATGATTTCCAATACGCAAAGTCAGAGGACAATTCCACAACCTTTGTCGCCGAGAACAGTAAGCTGTTAAGGTATAAGCGGTGGTTCAAAGAAGCCGTTGAAGCGCAGCAGAAGTGGCGTAACGTGGCGAGAGAGGATAGAGAGTTTTATTCCGGTAAACAATGGGCGGACGGCGATAAGAAAACGCTTGAAGATGCTAAACGTCCTGCGATTACCATTAACCGCATCAAGCCGCTAATCAATGTTTTAAGCGGCTATCAACGCCTTAACCGCTATGATATTGACTTCCTGCCACGTACAAATGATGATGATGAGCAAGCGCAGCTTAGAAAAGGCGTGACGAAGTACATCATGGACAGAAGTCACTATAACTATGAAGAAAGCGACGTGTTTAATGACGGCGTTGTTACCGGTATTGGTTGGTTTGAGGTAGGATACAAGTTCGACTGGCTGGCGCAGGACGGCGACGCGTTTATCCGACGTGTATCGCCTTTTGACATTTACGCCGACCCGGAGAGCCGCGACAAGCATATGCGTGACATGAAATATGTTATCCGCGCTCGGTGGGTAGACAAAGATGAGCTAGCCGCCAAATATCCGCAGCAGGCAGATGAAATCAACGCTCAGACTGCCGCATATATGACGGAAGAAACAGAGAATGACAAAAAATATAACGAATTATGGTACTCCCACGAAACGAAGAAGATTCGCTTTGCCGAATGTTGGTACAAGAAAGCCGTTCAGAAGCAGCTATTTATCCTAAAGAGCGGCGAATTGGTGGAGCAAGTCACCGAAGATATGATAGCTTTAGGCATGATTCTTCGGCAGCAGACAGTGACTACCACGGAGATTCGTATGTTAGCCTTCTTTGACAATGTTGTCTTAGAGGATATTCAATCGCCTTATAAGCATGGATTTATCCCATTCGTGCCCTTCATCTGTTACTATCAGGGCGAGGATGATATTCCTTCCGGTGTCGTGCGAGATCTTAAAGACCCGCAACGTGAGATAAACAAGCGCCGCAGTCAAGAGCTGCATATCCTTAACACGCAGTCTAACGGAGGTTGGATTTCGGAGGAAGGCGCAATGTCGCCGCAGCAGGAAGCATCCTTTAAGCGCAATGCTTCTACACCGGGCGCATTACTTAAAGTCAACCCCGGCGCGTTATCCATGCAGAAACTGCAAAGACTTGAACCGCAAGCACCGCCGTCTAACATCATTAATGCGTCGCAGGAAGCGATGAACGAAATGCCTAGCATCAGCGGTATCAACGAAGCTTTAATGGGTACAGACATCAGCAATTCGCAGTCTGGCCGTGCTATTGAGCTGAAGCAGAAGCAGGCTATTACTCATATAGCAGGCTTGTTTGATAACCTGCGTATGGCTAAAGAGCTGATTGTAGATATGTTATGGGGAAAACGTGGCGCACCTGGTATCATTCCTCAGTTCTACACAGAGCAAAAGACGTTTAGAATTGTAGGCGAGAACGGAGAGCCGCAGATTGTTACTGTTAATCAACAGGTTCAGCAGCAGCAGGTCAACCCACAAACAGGCATGATTCAGACGATTACCAAGACGCTCAACGACTTATCCGTGGGTGAGTTTGATATAGTAATTGCTGATACACCTGCTACATCGACGCAGCGCACGGCTCAATTCTGGAGCTTAGTAGATGCTTGCGGAAAGTTGGGTATTCAAGGCAACATGATCATGGATATTCTGATTGACTTATCGGATATTCCACAGAAAGCAGAAATCAAACGCCGACTGAAAAGCCAGCAGGAAGAACAGGCGCAGGCACAGCAACAGCAGATGTAGGCTCAAATGGAGCTGGAGAAGCAGAAGCGACTCTCTCGCAGCATTGCCTACAAAGACCTGCAATTACCTTTGCAGCTGCAACTTGCGGCGCAAGCAGGTATTTTGCCGCAGCAGTACGCCGACGCGTTCCTGCAATGGAGTATCCAGCAAATGGCGCAGAGCATGGGCATGGGCGGTATGCCTAACATGGGACAGCAAGGCGGTATGCCGCAACAATTACCGCAGATGCAGCCAATAGCGCAACAGCCTACACAACAGGCGGCGCAGTCACCATTGACGCAGGCCGCTGTTAATGGTTTGGTTGAAGCGAATAAGCCAGTATTATAGGAGGTATAAACAATGGTAGCAGTAAAAAAGAAAGCCGAAGAGCAGGAGCTTTTGGATGCAGGTATATCAGTGCTTTCACCCAATGCATCCCCTTATGAACGTCATACATATATGATGTTGGAACGCTCACAAGCCGCAGACAAGGCCATGAAGAAGCTTGACCAAGCTATGATTAATAAAGCATTAACACTGCTTGAAGCTAGCGGCGAGGGCGCAGGTGATTTAAAAATTAAACAGATTGAAACAGCGATTGAGATTTACAAGGCGTTACAAATCTTGTAGTCACAATCGCTTTTCTTATATTCGTGCCGCCGACGATATGGGCGCATTTAGCCGACGGGCGTAAAACGTAAAGGAGTAATTGATATGTTGTTTACTTTTAACTTCCAGATGTTTAATGACGATATTCCCGGTATTGATGCTGATGTTTTGGAGCAATTCAAAGACGAGCTGCCGCAGGAAGAACCTGCGGAGCAAGAAGAACAGCAAGAGGAAGCTCACGCTGACCATCACAGCGACAACAAAGATGTAGAGCCGACCGAACAACAGACTGAGGAAGAAGAGGAAGTTCCGGAGGGTTCCAATGTCCCATATAACCGATTCAAAGGCGTAAACGAGCGCATGAAGGCCGCAGAAGCGCGTCAACGCGAGTTAGAAGCAGAGCTGGCTAAGTATAAGAACGCCGCCGCACCGCAGCAAGAACAGCAGGAATCCCCTGCACCTGCTGAACCGCCGCAGGCAGTAGGCGATTTTACCGTAGATCAGATTAAGCTTATGACCGCGGAAGCACGTCGCAGAGCTGCTAAACAGCTCAATTTGTCCGAAGAAGATGTTGAGAACATTGAGTATAGCGACGACCCGAGCATTAAAGACTCCTATGACGCTTTGACTACTCAATATATGGGCGAAGTCAGAAAGGAAGTTACGGGATACGTGCAAAAACAGCGTGAATACCTTGCTGATATTCAGTCAACTACCGCTGAATACAAGAGCCGTTGCGAGAAGTTCCTTGCAGACCCGGACTATGAAGCAAAATGGGACAAGGTATGCAAGGCAGCACAGAGCCGTGGACAACGCTTTCTTATGGCAGCTCAAGGAGCTATCGACCGTTTAGATCAGGGAAAAGGAACATCACAAGACTACTTCTTTGTCAAAGACTTTATGGACACAGTTCTGGGTGATGGCTGGGGCACAGATAGCACACCTGCCAAGCCGAAAACAAACAAAAAAATTCAAGAAGCGGCAAAACTTCCTACTGCTCCCGAAGTGGGTGGCAGCACTAAAGGCGATATTGTATGGGATACACCAACCATTACCGACTACATCAATAGCGGCAGAATGGACGAAATCCCACCAAATGTATTAAAGCGCATTATGGGACAGCAAATCGCTCCCGGTGATTATGAGGAATAAGGTCCGCGGAAAGGACTAATAAATGAAATTCGAGTTTTATTTGCAGATGTTTGCCGACACTAAAGTTCCGGCAAACCTTGTAAAGAAAGTATGGGCTGCACAGCTTTGGAAAGAAGCACAGCGCGACAACTTCTTTGCTAAATTCACCGGTACTTCTACCGATTCTATCATTCAAAAGGTTACTCAACTGTCTAAAGAGAAAGGCGACCAAATCACTATTCCGTTGATGATGCGTCTGACCGGTGACCCGATTATGGGCGACGCTATGCTGGAAGGTAATGAAGAAGCACTGCAATTCTACGATTACAGTGTAACCATTAATCAATTCCGCCATGCTGTACGCTTAGAGGGCGCAATGGAAGAGCAGAAGACTATTCTTGACCTGCGTACCGCAGCGAAAGACGGCTTGAAGACCTGGCTGACTGAGTACATCGAAAGCCAGATTGTGAAAGTGTTGACTGCTTCCCCGACCACCAGCCACGCTATGTATGCAGGTTCTAACACTGCGGAAGCAACTATCACTGCTACTGACCTGCTGACAACCGACCTTATCTCTGCGGCAGCGCGCAAGGCTAAAACCATGTCTCCTAAGATTCGCCGACCGAAGGTTAATGGCAAAGAATACTACATTCTGCTGGTTGACCCGTACCAAGCGCGCGACTTGAAAAAGGATGAAAAATGGCTGCAAGCTACGTATAACTGCGCTGAGCGCGGCATTGATAATCCTTTATTCAGCGGTATGCTGGGCGTATGGGACGGCGTTGTACTGCATGAGTACGAGAATTTGCAGCGTACTCAGACCGGCGCTTCTAAAGCTATGGTTGGCCATGCTTTACTGTTAGGCTGCCAAGCTGGCGTGCAGGCAATCGGTAAAGAGCCGTTCTGGAAAGAGAAATCTTTCGACTACGAAAACAAGGTTGGCTTTGCTGTTGGCGGTATTATGGGCTTTGGCAAGTCTAAATTCAACGAAAAAGACTTTGGCGTTGTACAAATCATTACTTCTTCTGCAAACGACTAATCGCATAAGGGCGGGGATACATTCCCTGCCCTTTACTTTTGTTTTAGGGGCGGGATTTTATGAAAGTAAAACAAGTTGTAAAATTGGTGCGAATGAAAATCACTGACGAAGATACAAATCGCTGGAATGATTATCAAATTCTTGACGTTATCAATGAGGCTGTACGCTTTATCCGCAATATCTTTATCACTAATCAGCCTACCATGCTTTCACAGAAGATTACTGGGGAACTGACGGAAGGTGAAAACATTATTGAGCTAGAGTTCGTTCCGCTAAATTATGTTGACGTGCGCTGCAATGGTAAACGGCTGCATTTAACTTCGCTGCATTATATTGATGATACAGAGCGAAGAGCTGAGCCGAATTTGTTTGTACCGGCAGGAATAAAAGCTATTGAAGTTTATCCAATTCCGGATAAAACGTATAAATACATTGTAGTTGCTATCCCGGCGGCAGAAGAACTTTCTGAAGATGATGATTTGCCATTCCCAGAGGATTACAGTGACAACGTTGTAGAGTATGCAGCAATGCGCCTGTCCATGATTGACGAATTCGACCAAACTGTAGAAACGCAGTTAATAACGCAGATACAGACAAATGTTAGCACTAAGTTGGCTGAATATGCTCCAATGGTTCATGTTGTAGATAGTTACTAGGATGTGATGAGATGAGACTATCAACTAAACATCAAAATCAGCAACAGGTAGAGTTTTACGACTTCACCGGAGGATTAAATACGGCGACTACCGAAGAGCAGATAGCTGAAAACCAACTTTCAAGATGTATCAACTTCGAGGTTCAGACTATAACAGGGCTGTTGAAAACTGTCGACGGAACAAAGATAAAATATCGCATTCCTGCGCATAGTGATTACAAGATTACTTCGGCTGCTTACGATACATTAAACGATCACATTGTATTGTTCGCGGATAACGGTACTGTTTTTAGCTCAAAACTATCGAGTGACTTCAGTAAAGTTGTACAGATAGGCAGGTTGAGCGGATGCTTAAAGCCAATAACGACTGTCTGGGAAGACGGACTGATTACAGCCAGCGGTGGGATGTTGCAATACATAGCAGGCTATCAAATGAAAACCATATCCACATCTCCTAAAAGTTGTAACGGCTGCTATGTGCGTAGTGGGCGCGTATTAGTATTTGAAGATGAAATGATTCGTTATAGCGGCATTGGCGACGAAGAAAATTGGACAGAAAATAGCAATGACCCATCTGCATCAGTATTTGTTGAAGCTGGTTATAAAGCAGGTGGGAAGATTATAGGCATGGTAAATATGTCAAGCGACATTCTTATTATCAAAGATAATGGGATGCTATTCCGCCTAGCAGGAGAATTTCCCGATTGGCAGATTCATGAAGTTGCGAGAAATGTAGAATGTAAAAGCAGAAATGCTTATTGCAATGTGCTTAACAACACATTTATTTTAGGAACACGCAGGCTGCAAGCCATTACCACAACGGATGAATACGGTAGCATGAAGCCTGCTGACATTGCGCAGAACGTCCGTAGAGAGTTAGGAAAACTTGGCGTGAGTGTTAGTGTTCGTTATGTTGCGCCACTCAACCAGCTATGGATTCTGGACGGCACAGAGGACGTTTTGCTTTATGACCTTAATGTTCAAGGTTTCTTTAAGCGTCGATTTAATGCAGCGGTAACTGATGTGCTTGCGATTGATGAAGAGGTCTATGTCATTAAAGAGGATGGCGTAGACGTGCTGGATGAATTTAGCTATACGGATGAGGGCAAGCCTTTAGAGTATGACTTACAGATGAAAACGCATATCAGCCATTATAACTATCTTCTGAAACGCATTGTTCTTGCCTGCACCGGATTTGCTGACAGCGGGACTACTGCGGCACTACATATAGGCAGGAGCATTAAAGTTCCAATTCCTGTTCAATATATTGCTGGATTGGATTCACTGGTGTATGGCAACACTAATTTTGTCTATTTCAACAATGATTATGTGTTCAACACGGAACTACGCAGAGTAGTTTATTCCAATCAAGACGATTTAGTATATGGAAACATAGAATATGTTTATGACAATGAGCAGTATGTGCTTGATTATGATTCTTATGTAATCAGCGACAAGCGCATTCGTTATCGCGATAAATCAATTCGCATTAAATTATATGGAAATGGATGTAAGTTTATTTTAAATAAGATTAAATTGGATGTCGTGGAGGTATAAAATGGCAAAACTAAAAGAGAAAAAACCGTTTGACTTTTCTCCTCGCGGAGGAACGATTCATGAGTTCGGTGAGTGTTATGTTACGGAAATAGCAGAACTTTATCGCCTACTTAATGAATTGCGCGAAAATAAAGAGGGAATTGAAGAGCCACAAGCTCACCAAATCAAAATCTCCGACCAAGGAAAGCTTTATATTCGCAACACAGACAACTCAGCATGGACGTATATCGGTGAAGTGAATAAGGAGAATCTAGGCCTTAAAGAAATTGGCTTCATCGACAAAACAGACCTCGGCTTTACTGCCGCAGAAGCTGACGGCGAAAAGAACACTTTGGCCGTGAACATTTCTGGCAATGCTGCTCAAATCGCAAATGTTTTAATTGCTGTTACAAATGCACTGGCTGACGGTGAAGCACTGGTATACAACAGCAACACGCAGCGTTTTACGAATCAGAAAGTAGCAGTCATTGACCCGGTAACGGGAACAATCAACGTCGACACGACTGGCAGCGCTGGCAAGATTGGCGACAAACCAGTGTTAAGCACAAACATTCAAGACGGCGAGATTTTAGTGTACCGCCCGTCTTTGGGCGGATTTGTAAATGAAACTAAGGCTACAGGTGTAGGTGCAAAGGAAATCAGTTTTGTAATTAACACAGACATTCTGTTAGGTGCGTATAGCGGTATTGCCACGGCAAATATCAGCCTGCTTGCTACATCCGAAACGGAGCCGACAGATACAGATGCTACCAAACCGCCAGTGTGGGTTCCGGTAAAAAGTACAAGCGAATAGAGGTGCAGCGCCATGATTAACGCTTTTCAAAACGTAATAACATTGACGCGTGGCGATGATTGCGTTCTGGTGGTTGATATTACGGATATAAGCGGCAACGCCTACATTCCTGCCGGGAATGATGTTGTGAAATTTTACGTAAAGAAGCCCGGTAGCGGAGCTTTGGAAGAGCAAGCCGCCTTAATCACTAAAACTTTCAACGCCGACCAGATGTGTTCTATTGGCAAGGCCGACACAGCAAATCTTGATTTAGGTACATACAAATATGGCGTTGTTCTAACGAAGGCTGACGGTACAGTCGCAACCATAATTCCTCCAACAGATTTTATTATCGAGGAGGGAATCGTGAAATGAACACGACATACCTAACGGCTTGCGTTCAAGAGCAAAAGACAGAGCTTGGCGGCACGATGCACGTAAACAATAACCTCACGGGACTTGTCGCTACTGGACTTGATGTCAAACGCCCCATTATCCATATAACTTCGAGAGGCGAACTGCCAGCGATTGGCAGCAGCACTGCTTTTTACGTGGTTGACGACGAGGGCGCTATTTATATTTTTAACGAATCAACGCTGACTTATACGTGTGTCGGTAGAGATTATAAAGAAATTACAGAGATAAATGCCGGAGGTGTTTAAAATTGGCGCAAACATTAAATGTTAACAAATTGATTTTGCGCGGCGGCAGCAGCAGTGAATGGGCCGCTGCTGACCCAGTGTTGAGCGTGCGAGAGCTTGGCGTAGATACAGGTTTTTCTCCTGCACGTTTCAAAATTGGTGACGGCGTAAAAAAATGGAGCGAGCTGCAATGGGCTGGCACATTGGTAGAAGCATCTGCTACCAATGGTAATATTAAAGTGAACGGCAGTGAGGTTACTGTTTACACGCTTCCTGCGACTGGTACTGCCGGAACTTACTGTAAAGTAACCACTGACGCACAGGGACGCGTTACCGTTGGCGCAAACCTAGCCGCGAGTGATATTCCTAGCATTACTCTTTCTAAAGTGTCTGACGCAGGCACAGCAGCCAGCAAGAACGTCGGTACTTCCGCGGGCAACGTAGTAGTGCTGGACTCCAACGGAAAGCTCCCAGAGGGCATTCTACCAGCCCTCGCAGTTGTCGATGTATTTACCGTAACGTCTACTGCGGAAATGATAAAACTAAACGCGCAGAAAGGCGATATGGCTATCGTAGGCAGTGATACGTACATCTTGTCCGCCGCTCCTGCGAGCACCCTAAACAATTGGGTAAAGATTCCACATCCGACAGACGTTGTGCAAAGTGTCAACGGCAAGACTGGTGCGGTTGTGCTCACTACTACTGATGTCGCAGAAGGTACAAACAACTTGTACTATACGCAGGCTCGTTTTGATACAGCTTTCGCCCAAAAGAGCGTTAAGGATTTGTCGGACGGAGCAAGTGTCGTGACCACTGACGACACATTTATCCTTAACTGCGGAACTCCTTGACGATGAGCAAAACATTAAGAGTTGAGCATCTTACATTACGCGGCGGCACTAGCAGTGAGTGGTCTGCGGCTAATCCGGTGCTGCTCAAAAATGAAGTTGGCATAGAACGGTACGAAGCTGGTAAACATAAAATCAAGATAGGCGACGGTGTTACATCTTGGAATAATCTTCCGTATTACGACAGCACGCCCACAAAAGTCAGTGATGTACATATAGGTTTAACTGAGCCAACAGATGATTCAATGTTGTGGATTAAAACAAATTGTAATTCTGCTTCTGGCAACGGCATTACGGCATCCCCAGATATGCCCGTTTCTGGAGCTATGATATGGATAAAGGTATGAGGTGATTTTTATGGCAATCGGCACAGACGTTAAAGCTCCTTATTATATTTTGGGCGCTGACGGCAATTATCATAAACTGCTCAATGAAAATATTGTAGAGCAAATCGAGGGTGTTGGGCGCAGACCTGCTACGGCGTATGAAGCAGGTGACGTAGTAGCAAGCAGCACAAACAGCAAGGTTTTGCTCTTGTGCACGCAAACGGGTACAACAGCGGAAACAGATTTAAATATTGCAAGCAAGACTGCTGGAGAAGCAATTACAGACGGAACTGTAGGTTGGAAGTTAATTCAAAGATACACGGAGGTTCTTCCTATTGCTAATGGCGGTACTGGCGCAGACAATGCTAGTAGTGCTAGAGCTAACTTAGGCATTGACACAACGTTCTTTAACCCCACAGGCAGTATTATCGCCTTTGCTGGCAACACTTTACCCGACGGCTATCTTTTATGTGACGGCTCACAGGTAAGCCGTACAACCTACAAAAAACTGTTTGATGTAATCGGTACAACATACGGAGCAGGTGACGGAAAAACTACTTTCACCCTGCCGAATTTGATAGACAGATTTTTAGAGGGTAGTTCCGCAGCGGGGAAATACAGAGAAGCTGGTCTGCCGAATATTACTGGTGAGCTATGTTCTCAATCGTTCTCAAATAAGAATGATATAAGTGAGGGACTTAAAGACAATTTAGACCATTGGTCAGGAGCTCTAAACACTCATGTGTGGAGTGCCGATACTACAAGTTACGATGAACACTCTGGGGGGAATTCCTATCAAGGTCAAGCACGATTCGACGCTTCCAAATCCAACGCCATTTATGGCGCATCATCCACCGTTCAACCACCTGCCGTAACCATGCGCTACATCATTAAATATTAATAAGGAGGAAACATCGAATGAAATATGTATATAAGTACGATGAAAAAACAAAAGAATACTTAGGCAAGGCAGAGGCACTTCTTGACCCGTTGGAAACACAACTGCAACAGAAGAAAATCTATTTATTACCTGCTGACGCAACATTTTCTGCGCCTGCTCTGCAAGAAGGATATGTAAGTGTATTCAAAGAAGGTGCTTGGGAGAATATTGAAGATAACCGAGGTAAAGAATATTGGCTGCCAGAGGATACATATGGTACACCTGCACGCAAGATGGAAACCTTAGGAGCACTTCCTACTGATGCTATGTTCACTCCACCTAAGAAAATGCTTGAACAGGTGAAGCAAGAGAAAATTATAGAACTCAAAATTATGCGTGATACAGCAGAGGTTGAGCCTATTGAATACCAAGGTTATTCTTTTGATTATGACAGCAAAGCAAGAGAGCGCATTAGTGCCGCTATCATTGCCCTTGAAACTGCAGGTGCTTCCGCTACCCTCACATGGACTACCGCAGATAATAGGGACGTAAAAGTAACTGCATCTGACCTGCGTGGTATCGTGGCTGCTGTCGCTGTGCGCAGTAATGCACTGCATGTAAAGTACCGCAAGGCTAAGACACTGGTTGAAGCCGCAGGTACTGCAGACGAAGTAAAAGCTGTTTGCATGGAATAATTTTTATGAGGTAAGACGAAATGTTTTTAGTAATATTGGCTATTTTAATTGCTTTAATCTTAGCATTAGATAGTGCAAAGAATCTGTTTGCTGGGGAGTGCCCTAAGTGCGGAAGAAAAATGAAGAGGTTAGAATGGGATGCTGATGTGCAGCAATATCCTAACTATTGCGAGCATTGCAAGGAAAAATTTATAACGCTATAACTTTTCGCAGATAATCAAGATGTTAGAGTAACAGCCAACGATTTGCGTATGGTTATTGCTGCCGTCGCTCAACGCTCAAACGCCTTGCATATAGCCTATCGCGAGGCTAAAGCAAAGGTTGAGCAGGCGACAAGCGTTGCCGAAGTTGAAACTATTACCTTAGGTGTATAAAACGGCTGAAAGCCTTGATATGACTGCGTTTGTGAGATTTTTGCTGGCTGAGAATTTATAGCAACACATTAGCAACAAGCTCAAACGTAGGTGTGACAATAGATAACAGGGTGTTGGCTGTTGTTGTGTTAGCAATAGGTTAGCAACAAATCATGCGGTGGGAGGTGGGAGCATTGACCTATGAAGAATGGGTAAAAATATACGAAGATAAGACAGGGGACAAGCATTACTGCCCGCCGTTCTACACTACACTGTTCGATGAAGAAAAAGGATTCGCGCAGTATTGGGTAGCGGCAGACCATTCAGTGATGTACGTATATGAATGTTGCGGGGACGGCAAGTACTGGTACGATATTGGGGTGCGCGTTTGCAGGGAACATAATATACCGCGCATGGTTACTATCTGTACAAGACACATCTTGCCTTATTTACGATTATTGAAGTTTAAAATACAATCAAAAATTGTCCAACCGGAACGGCACAACGGTTACAAGATTGAGGGGCTTAACCATTTAGGGAAGCCCTTTTATTGTTGGCCTGCATGGTGGGACGAAGATAAACAATGTAATGCTTATTACGTTGTTAGTGAGGTTAACAAATGAAAAAGTTTTATTTTGACCTGCAAATGTTCAAAGGTAAAGGTGGCAGCACAACGACTTATACAATGTCTCCGGAAGAAAGAGCATTATTAGTTAAGCAAATGGGATATCTTGACGAGATTTATCCTAACATGATTCAGCTTAACAAGCGCGCCGGTGATATTTTGTGGAACAGTTTTGCTGATACGCAATATGATTTCAATACTGCTAACAAGAACGCGCAGCAGCAAATCAGCAATGCACAGCAAGGACTTGGCAATCTTGCTCAAGGACAATTACCGCAGGCGTATACCGATAATATGACACAAGCCGTACAGAGCGGCGTGCAGAACAGCGTAGGCAACCTGCTTAACACTATGGGGAATAAAGGCGTTATAAACAGCAGTGTAACCAATCAAGGCATGAATGACATCAGCAAGAACGTAGCCAACACTATGGCTAATCAGTTTACCAACAATGTTCAGACCTTAGGCGGCTTGTACAATGACCAGATTTCTAATGCCGGACAGGGAATCACTACTGCGGCAGGCGCACAGGATGCAGCTATCAACATTCCTAAACAGATGTGGCAGTTGTCCTTGGGATTGGATTCTGCGAACTCCGGTACTCTTGGCAGTATCGCAGGCAAGTATGGCACAACTACGGTTAAGAACAATAGTGGCGGCTTAGGTTCGTTCCTTGGCGGTGCTGCTACTGGCTTAGCTGGCAATTCCGGCTTCTGAAATTATCTTGGTGGCGGTAAAAAATAAGGCGGTGAATATATATGGCAAGTAATTATATAGACCCCGCTTTTCAAATTGGCATGATGCTAGGTGACGCATACGGCAATATGTGGGCGGCAAATGCCAGAAAGCGGCAAGGCGCAAAAGCTGATGATATTATTGAGCAGATGCAGAACCAACGTGCAATTCAGCGTATTGCTGACGCTCGCAGAGCAGGCATAAGCGATGAGGATGCAGTGCAGGTTATAACCAACAAAATAGCACAGCAGGCAGGAGCACAGGGCGCAACACAGGCAACAGGGATGGGACAACTTAACCAACCTAGCATTGATTTTATGGGAATGGGCGCACAAATGGCAGAGCCACAAGACCCTTATAAACTTAGTGTTCCCTCCCCGCTTGACCAATTAAAGGGCGCAGGCGGCAAGGAATATTCAATTAACAAGGCTTTACAGGCAAATCAGAACGCATTAAATAAAGAAAAAGAAGCTCAAACTGTACTTGCTAGCAACCCGACGGCACAGGCGGCGTATAATTGGAATCCAGATTATACCGAAGATAACGTGCGTAAGGCGTTGAGAAAAGCAGGACTTGCTAAAGATGTTATCGACGAGAAGGTCGGAGAAGTCAAAAGCGACATTGCAAAGCGAGCTGACGCGGTTCTTCTTCCGTCTATCCAAAAGAAGATGTTCTATGGCTATGACACTGTGGAGAAAGGCGAGGACGGCAATTTATATCCCGTTCACCATGATCCGGACGCAGTTTCTTTTATGCAGGCTATGGCAGAACTTGAAACACTTAAACAGTATTCTCCCGATACTTATAAGACTTACGCAAGCCAGATTGTAGGCCCTCTGGCATTGTATAACGAGAAAGTTGCCGATAAGAGGTATGACAAGCAAGTTAAGGTTGCGCGTGAAAATGCTTTACAGAATCGTGCATGGAACTTAGAGGATAAGGCGCAGAATTTTAAAGAGCGAGTATATTTTGCTGGCTTGAAGTCTAAAAATGGCAAATATAGCATTAGCACTGCTGATTACAAGGAAGCACAGAAACGTGCTGGCGAAATAGAAGCATATTATCAAGAGAACAAGGGAGCAAACCCGAATTTCAAACTTCCTCCTTCTATGCAAGAAGAATGGGAAGAATCACGAGCCATGATAAAGCAATACCGGCGTGAACGCATGGGTAAAGCTGGCAATGGGTCTGATAGCGATAAACAAGGCGTTGATTGGAATGATTGGAACTCTATTAATGCAGGTATTAACCAGGTGCTTAAAGACGGATATACCGCTAAAGATGTTTTAGAACTGGCAGCAGAACACCTTGGCACTGACCATCCGTGGTATAAGATGATTGCTTCCAGTTTTGACCATGATGCTGCTAAACGCAAAAAAGAGGAAGAAGCGGCAGAAAAGCAAAAAAGAATTGACAAAATACTTCACCCGGGAACGAATGACGTTAATACAGTCGACGATACAATAGAGTCAATAGCTGAACTTGGTTCTGACATTGCTAATGGTAGACCGATTTGGAATATTGCACATAGGTAAATAAAAAAGAGGACAGTTTTAAAACTGTCCTCTTTTTAAAGCCTATTTATTTCAAAAATATATCCATCATGGTTCCGCCAACAACTACAAAAGCTAAGGCGACAAAGATATATAGACAAATTACAATGACTATTAATTTTAAAACAAGGTATATGTAGTGAATAAATTCTCTCACAATAATCTCTCCTTTGTTTTGGTTATTGTCTACATTATAGCATATTTTATTTAAAAGGAGCATATCATGGCCGGGAAATTAAAAGACCTTTATGTGAAAAGAAATCAAAATCAATATCAACCAGCAGCCGATAGCTGGGAAGCAAGAGCAGCAGAACTGAGCAATATGTCTGGAGGCGCAATGCCGCAGGGAGAAACCGCTGGCAATGGCGTATTTGGCTGGTTAAAAGATAGCGCAGACGCGGGCTTTTTTAGTACACTTGGTGGCACAGCTAGATTGGCTGGCGAATTTATGCCGTTTGGTAATGATACTTTTAATAGTTGGGCAGATAAGGCTGATGAAATAGCCAGACGTAACAGCCCTCAACCGGGACAGAACTTAGAAGGTGCAGACTACATTGCCAGCGCAGTAGGTAGCGCA